TAGTATTTTTGCAACAGGTATTATAACTGCTACTAGTTTTGTTGGTGCTATTGCTGGTCCTGTGACTGGTAATGTTGTTGGTAATGTAACTGGTAATCTTAATAGTACTGGTGTTTCAACTATTGGATCATTAAAAATAACTAATATTAATATTACTGGATTGAGTACTCATAGAGTTCCATTTACAGACGCTACAGATAATATAGTTGATAGTGATGATCTTACTTTTAATAATAATTCCAATGTTCTTAATATAGTAGGAACTACTGATACAGATCAATTAAATGTATCTGGAGTTTCTACACTTGGAGTATCAACATTTACAAGCACTGTAAGTTTTGGTGCTACTTCATCATTCAATGATAATAGTAAATTAAGATTTGGTGATGGTGGAGATTTAAGCATATATCATACGACTTCAAGTGGTGGTTATAGTGCTATTGTTGATGAGGGAACAGGTCAGTTAATTATTGGTAGTAATTTACTTGAAGTTAAAAATGCAGCACTTAATCAAACTTATGCAACATTTACTGGAGGTCAGGGAGTAGATTTAAATTATAATACTACAAAACGTTTTGCCACATCTGGAGTCGGTGTTACTGTTTACAATCAATTAGATACAACAAACATTGAGGCAGCTGGTAGTCTTGTTGTTGGAGCTGGTATATCTGCTATTGGTATTATTACAGCAACAACAGAACTTAACTCACCTTTGGTTGGTGTTGGTACTGATGATCCACAAACAGATATTCAGGTTAGAAAACCAAATGCTGCTCAAATAAGAGTTTCTAGTGATACTGATGCTGCTGTAGTTTCTGTAGGTAGAGAACCAGGTGCAGGTAACGCAAATAATGCCTTTATTAGATATGGTAATACATCTGCTGCTTATCCATATAGTTCTCCTACTTCATTTGATATTGTTAATAATGGTGCAGGTAGTGTTAATTTCCACTTAAGTGCTAATAATGCTAGTGCTGCTATTGGTGATTTCAATTGGCACAAAGGAACAAATAATGATCGTTTGATGACTCTTACTAAAGGAGGTCGACTTGGAATAGGTATTACAGTTCCTACACAACCTCTTGATGTTCAGGGAAATGCTAGATTTACTGGAGCTTTAACATTTGTTTCTGGTAATGCTAGTGGTACTGTAACTGCTAATGCATTTTCTGGTTCTTTGACTGGTAATGTTACTGGTAATGTTACTGGTACTTTGTTAGGTAATGTTAATTCAACTGCTGGAGTATCAACATTTAAACAGGCTTATATTACAAATGGTGTTGGAATAGGTACTACAGCATCAGAAGATTTAGTAAATATTGGAGATAATGCTGATAAGAAAGTCTTCATTGAAGGTGATGGAAGAATTGGTATAGGAACTGATACATTTTCAACCAATCAAGTTGGTGTTGAAGTAAGGAAAGATGTAAGAATACATTTTGGACTTGGTGTAGGTAATACTGCTAGATCATCAGTTGATTTCTCTGATGTTGTTAGTATGTCTGGAGCTGCTCAACGTGCTAAATTGGCATATATGATTCCACCAAAAGTAACTACTTCACAAAGAAATGCCTTCATTGATGGGTGGACACAATCTACAACTATAACAGCAGGTGCTATGATATTCAATACTGATGCTGGTAAATTGCAGGTTTGGACTGGTAGTGCTTGGGAGAATCTTCACTAATGGTAGTTAAAGCATCTGGCTCATCATTAGCTTTCTCTGAAATAGAGACAGAGTTTGGGGCAAATCCTGGCAGAAGTTTAGGAAGATATAGGAATAGTCATGCAGATTTTGGAAATAAGAATGTAGGTGAATTATCAGATTTACCTCTTGATACAGGTATTCCAAAAACAGGGCAGATAAAATTTAGTGATTTTTATGGTAAACGATTGAATATAGTTGTTGACTGTTTTTCTGCTGGTAGTACAAATTATAATCTTAATGCTTATAGTAATAGATTTTCTAATGGTAGTTATCGAATTGTAGGTAATTATAGAACTTCAATTGTTCCTTCACAATGGCAAGGTGGTAAGAAAGTTATAATTCATATAAACAATACATTTGGATCTTCTGGTGCAACTAATAGAAATGATGTAGCATTTGATATGGGAAATCAATGGCCAGCAGCTACCACATATTCTATTGATGTGGGTTCATCTGGAAAAATTGTTGGTAAAGGTGGACAAGGTGGTGAAGGTGGTGATGATAATGGTGGTGGTAGAAATAATGGTACAACTGGTACAAGTGCAATGAAGATAAAGAGTGGATTAAGTCCTAATATCACAGGTGGAGGAGCAATTCTCGCTGGTGGCGGTGGAGGAGGCGGTGGTTCTGGAGAAGAACAGAATGACTGGTGGGATAAGAACTCTGCTGGTGGCGGTGGAGGAGGAGGCGGTGCTGGTCTCCCTGCTGGTCCTGGTGGTGGAGGAGGAGGTCCAGGCGGAGATTCTGGACAACCTGGAACCATGACCACTGGTGGTGAAGGTGGTGAAGGTCATGGCGACGCTGAAGCACAAGGTAAAGATGGTGGAGATGGTGGTGGTAATGGAGCTTCTGGTAATGCTGCTCCTTCTTCTAGTGGATCTGCTGGTGGAACAGGAGGTAATCAATATGTATTCTTCTAATCTACAAAAGTATGCCAACCAGTAACAATATATTTTATTTCAGACTCACTAATTTGTCCTTGATGGATATGAGTCCAGTATGCAGGCCATATAACTAATCTTCCTTCAGTTGCATTAATTCCAGTTCTATATGATGGGAATAATGTTCCACCATCTTTTAATGTGTTTAGATAAAACATCCAGACTAGAACACGATGTGCTGATATAGTATCTGTAACCTCACAGTGTGGTTTAAAATAACCCTCTTTGGGGTTATATTTTTGTACGTTAAAATTATAATGACAAGACCAACAACCTATTTTATTGACATCTGGGTATTCTTTTATATACTTTTTAATATGTATTTCTAAAGATTTTGAAATATATTTTGTTACTAATGAGTTATCTTCGATATTATGATGCATATCTGTTGATAATTTAGTTTGAGGTTTTATTTCACCATCATTTACTGTACCTGCAACTTGGAGAACCTTATTGTTTTCAAATTCTTCAATAATTTCTTTACATTGTTCTTCTGATAATGCATTATCATATATTGAAATAAAATTCATTTTCTTTTATCTTTATTACCAAAGAATGAAGTAATTGCATATCTTCCCCAACCATCATAATAATCAGAATCTTCTATTTTTACTTTTCTTACTCCATGTTCAACCCAACCTGGAAATACAACCATTGAATTATTCTCACAGGGTATCTTAAAATCATATTTCTGAAATTCTAAATCTCCACCTTTAAATTTTTTAGGTTCTTTATAAAAATAAGAAAATGCAAGAAATTGTGTAGATTTGTCTGTATGGGGATCATAGTATTCTCCATTATGGTAATATCTAACTTTAGTTGTGTCCCAGTTGGTTTCATTAGCAATAGTACAACATCCATGAAGTTCTGAAAATTTATCTAAAACACCACAGTTAAACAGTTTTCTATTAACAGTTAATATATTTGAAATATTTCTATAATTAGCCCCATTTTCATTATTTTTATAAATTCTATCTAAATGTAATGCTTTTGCATTTGTTTTTCCAATCACTCCACCATAATCTTCAGCATCAAGAAGTTTATTTGGTGCTGTATAGAATTCTAATTCCTGCCATATCAAAGCAAGTTCTATTTCATTATAGAAATTACTAATAACCATAAGTGGAAATGGTTCCACATACAGTTCGGCTTCTAATCTTTCTTTCATTATGATTGTCCTACAGTTTGAATCCATGCCCATGCAGTCATGAGATATTTGTCACCATCAATGGGTGGATTTCCTCTATGCACATGTGTATATTGACAAGGAAAAATTAATACATCTCCTGCTGATGCTTTTTCTCTCTTATTCTGATATAAAAATTCTGTTTCTCCACCATCAAAATCATCATTTAGATAGACTTGAATTACAAATGTTCTTCTTGAAGCTTCAACAGTTCCATTTTCATAATGCCAAGCATGAAAACCTGCACCTTGTCTTATCTTTTTAAGTTTACAGTCATGTACTATAAAATCCTTTTTACCTAATACTGCAAATTTTTGTAGGTATTGGTCAATACAAGGTTGAATTTTAGGGAATATTAGTTTTGTTATATTTGTAGATGTATGTAAGGTTACACCCTCATCACACAAAAGATTTATTGCATCTTGATCTTGGTATGGTCTATTTTCTAGATCTTGGGAAAATAATAAACTATTTTCATCAAAAAAATCTATTTGTTCTATGATTTCACGACATTCTTCTCTAGTAAAAGTTTCTTTATATCTAATAATAAAATCTGTTTGTCTATCGTTTGCCATACTGTAATTTTCAACGTATATATTATAGTGTATATATTTGTCTTTGTCAAAAACTTGACACTGAAGTTGAGCGTTGATAACTTAAAAGAAATTTTCTATACCAACAGGTTCACCGAAACCATAATCATAAGTAAGAGCATCGTGACACACATAATGTGGATGATCTACTGGTACATCTAGACGTTCACATAATTCCTTATGGTTATCTTCCATTAATTCAACACAATACAGCATATTTTCTAGTACATGATCTAGATCGTGATATTTAATTAATTCATCTCTTAAGGCAACTAGAAAGTTACCAGAACCAGCAGAGTTATCCAAAAACTTTGAGTTTGGGTTCTTTCTCATCTCTAGAGGTATTCTTTTCACCATTATTTTACATATTTCAGGAGGTGTAAAAACTTCTTGAGTTTCTGCTATTCTTTCATCAGATCTTTCTATATTAGATCCTGTTTCTTTATTATGTTTATTCTTTTTCATATTTCTCCATATATGCCTTTATTATTTTATTCTTGCCACAGTGACCTCTGCCATTGGTATCTGCTTTAGCAACTTTACGAAGAATACCTTCTTCTCCAAGTTTTACTAATCTTTCTACAATTTCAGGTTTTGCTTTGATAAAATTATGTCCTTTAGCATAATGTGTAAATTCAGATGTTAAAACTTTACCACATGGACCATCACCAAATTCTCCTATAAAAACATCTGCTTCAAATCGTTCTTCATATTTTAAGAATTGAAAATCAGAGTGCTTTGTATATACTTGGATTTTTTTTCTATTATAATCTCTTACTTCCCATTCTTGTATCACAGCATCAATTCCAGATGGAAAACATTTAGGATCAACATCTTCACTAGAAATACAATGTAGATCGAGATCTACCATATTCATATTGGAATCCCCTTTCATTGATTTTGGTAAAACTAATATAATTTTTCCATTATCATTTACTTTCTTTCCTGCGGTATTCAAGAAACTGATAGCCAGTTTACCACCTGGACCATAAGGAGGGTTGCCGATAATTACATCAAATCTCATACTTTTTCTATTAAATTCATGTTTAGTGATACGAGTTATATATTGTGGATGGGAGATAAATTCGTCTCTAGCAAAATATTTGTATGCTTGATTCGTAAAGAGATTAGTAAATCCCATCGAGATAAGAAAATTACAAAAATAACCATGAGCATCATCTGGAATGTATATTCTAACATCTTTTGGTAAATCTTTCAACCTTTCGCATAGATCATATATTACTTTACGATCAGGGATTCTGTGCATATCATCCTTTTTTTTCTTTGCTTTCTTTTTGGTAATTAATGGTGAGAATCCATGTGATTTCTCAAAGCTCTTATAGTATTCATTCATCTCCTTTATTAGTTCACCAATATTATGAATTGCTTTAGACCAAGATGTTTCTGAATGATTTGTTCTCATTTCTGGTGAACCACCAAAAGGATTTTTTTTACTCCATCCAATCTTTCTCATTTCTTCACGAATATTATGGTCACTAATATCAGGATGTACTTCCCATTTAGCAAGTAAATTAACACTCTCTGGACATTTAGAATAATCTCCATCAGTGAATCGAACTAAATTATTTCCTGCTGTTCTTCCAGTTAAAGTTTCGCCAATATACAAAGGTAGACCATGTTTAACATAATCTGGATCATTAAGATCATATAATCTCACCATTGATGGAAATTGATGACAATAGATCGTTTTTGTTATTTTAGAAGTCTTTTCATTATCTTTATAGAAAGGATCAACCTGTTGTATAGCAGTGACTAGTCCGTTAGTCATTAGATTAGTTAATTATGAGACTAGTATAATGGATTTAATGGGTGAATCACATCATATATGTGACACTTTGTGAACTGGTTTAAATACTGGGATTTATACATACCTTTGTATGGTTTGTACGGGAAGCTCTATAATTCTTTAAGAACCAGTGGGCGAACTGGCACAAGACCCCCGAAAGGGGGTTTTTTAATGCTATAATATGTCTATGTTAATGAATAAGTGATGCCATTACG